TGCATAAAAAGCGTCACGTCAAACGACAGGGTGCGTAAAATTTCGTTGATCAGATTGCCGACCTTGCCCTGGGGCGCGGCGCCCAGCTTGTTGATCCAGCGATCGGCGACCTCGCGGGACTGGCGCAGTCGCTCGCCGACATCGCGCATCTGCAGGTCATAGCGGTTGACGGCCGACTTGCTGACCCGTTCCGGACACGCCGGATCGAGCACTTCCGGATCCCCGGCGGCGCGCAGCTCGGCAAGGATCGCGTTGACCTGGTCAACCGCCTGCAGCTGGGTGATGCGCGGGTTGTCCAGCATCGCCTGCAGCTGCTTGCGGACTCCGGCGGGCAGCAGATCGACGGTGGAGGGTTGGCGGCGTTTGCGGCCCATGGCTATCCCCTCGGCCTCGGACGTTTGACCCCCGGCACCGTAACCCGCCCGGCCGCGACATCGCCGCCCCGGCCGGTGAGGGTGGCCACCAGGTAGCCGGCGGCATCGCGCACCGTAATCAGCCCCTGCTCCGCCAGCCAGTTCAGATCGGTGCGGATGCGGTCGCGGCTGCAGTCATGGCCAAACACCTCCAGCACCGACTGCAGCACGGACTCGTTGTGACTGTAGCCGTCGTCTTCGGCCAGGGCGCGCAGGATCACCAGGCGGATATCGGCGGCAATCAGTTCGGCATAACTCATGGGTTCCCCCGGTCCAGCAAATGTTCGTTCATCAAATCCACGGCGCGGTTCAACCCCTTGAGCGTGCCGGACATCTCCCGCACCTCGCCGAGCAGGCTCGTCAGGCGGCGGTCCAGCTCATCGTGATGGCAGCATGGCGGCGTCTGACGCACCGCGAATTCCACCTCGGCCAGGCGTTGTTCCAAAAGCCGGAATTTCGATGACGTAACCTTTTCGCGGTTAACCCACCAGGTGTAGACGATATTGCCGCCCACCAGCGCCATCACCAAAATTTCACGCCAGAAAGTTAAAGCTGGGTAATTCAGATTCGCCTCCTTGCAGCCTCCAGGGCGCGTTGGCAATCGATGCACAGCCGGCAACCCGGTACCGCCTGCCGCCGTTTCTCGGGGATCGCCTCCCCACACTCTTCACAATCACGGCGCCCCGGCCCAGCCTGCTGCCGACGCCGCCAATCGCGCATGGCGTCCGCCTGCAGCGCCTCGTTGATAGCCTGGGCGCGGTCAATATCGTCTGCCATCAGTCCACCCTGGCCGCGCAGCATTCCAAGAGATCCGCCAGAGCCGCATCCGACAACAGCCAGCCGTCCGAGGGCGCGGGCTGCCCGGCGCTCACCGGCACCGCCTGGCTACCGCCCTGCAGATATACGGTGTTTTTCGCGCAGCTCGTCGATGCGAGCAGACACAGCGTCAGCATCACCGTCGGCAATCGCCTGCCGTAGCGCCTGCGCCGCGTCATGCCGGGCTTGCTCCTGCCGGGTGGGGGTATTGGCCAAATAGTGCTTGAGCAGCGCCACGGCCAGGGCCAGCAGCGCTGCAAACGCCTCCCACATCAGGCCGCCGCATCGCCATCGCTCCAGGTGATGGCTTCCTTGGTGATCAGCCGCAGCACCACGTTGACCGCCGCCAGGGCGGACGCTTGCGCCTCGGGGCTGATGATCCAGTCGGTGTAGCCCTGCAGGATCAGGGCAATGATGGCCAACAGGTTGACCCAGAAGGTTTTGCTCAGCCAAAATTTTTTGCCGGTGGTCATAACGCCTCCGTTGTTGGGGGTCAGTACAGCCACAACACCTGTTGCGGCAGTGTTTCGGAGATATCCAGATGCACAAAGCGCCGGCCGATGCCGATACGGTTGATGCCGGCCTGCACCGCCAGCGCCACCAGCGCATGGCGCAAGCGGCTGCCGGTGCATTCGATGTCCACCGCCAGGCCTGCGACATGCGCCGAGTTCGACTTGCTGCCGACCCGGGCGTTGTGCTCCAGACAACGCACGCCGCTGGTGATGATCAGCGGTGCGCCCAGAGCCTCGCGCATCTGCTGCAGTATCGCCACCAGCCGCGGGGAAATATCGTCGGCGCCGCAACCGCAGTGGCAGGCAAACTCCCTGCGGGAAAAATTCGTGGACAGATCACCCATGGGCTACCTCCTTGGCTGGCGCGGGGTGTTGCGATTGCCCGTGCCACCGCCGGAGCCATCGCGTCGCGGCGTACCGCCGCAGCTGCCTTGCCTGGGTCTGTTGCCTCGGGGCATAGTGATCTCCTGTCGATTGGGAACTATGGACGGGGCGGTCCCCCATGGACCGCCCCTGCGGAAAGGACGAACGGCCAGCAGCACGCCGGTGCCGATGTCGTAACGATAGTAAATTTAAAGGAATTTATCGCGGGGAGTTGTCAGGGTTTGGCAGCGGGAATGAAAAAGCCCCTCCGGTGACGGAGGGGCGGTTGAGACAATGACGGCAGGTGTGCGGTTAGACCCCACCGTAATCGGCGCCGGGGGCTGGCTCGGCAACTGAGGCATGGCACGAATCGTTTAGAACCATTTGTTTAAAACAACCCCATCTGCCGCGGGTCAACGGCGTGGACTCGCTCATACGTGTTGTTCCGCCGTAAAAACTCCACCAGCTCATCAAAACGCACGCGCCGAGACCGGCGCAGCATGTAGGAATCGAGACTGCAGGGGCAGGTAGGCTGCCCGGTTTCAGGGTCGCGCTCGTAGGCGGCCACCAACCGCCAGAAGGTGCGGTCTGAGACAGACAGGATGGCCTGTACTTCGCCCGGCGTATAGCTGGCCTTTTGGGGCAGCCCGGCGGCACGCAGCATGCCCATCAGACGCTGTTCGGCAACTTCCACGGGTATCATTCATTTCTCTCCTGGCTGGTCACGTAGTGTTTGCGCCTGTTCGCGTAGCTGGCGTCGGCGCGCTTCTTCGTCGATTTTTTCCGTCTGGGGCAACCCCATGCCGCCGATGATCCGTTGGCGCATTTCCCTGAGACTGTTCAGCGCCGTTTGGCAATCCTGCTCCGACCGGGGAGCCTCCGGCAGGAGCTCCTGCTGCGGGCGACGCGGCATGTGCGCCCAGATGGCCTTGGGCTCGGGCCATTTTTCTACGGCTTTTAAAAGCCCGGAGAAGGCGGCTTTAACCCGTTGTGAATCAACCTCCTCGACCGTGCAGCTGCCAGCCATGACGTGGTGCCAAACGTCGGCCGTGCGGGGGATGACCTCCGCGCTCGGCGTGCCGTCCAGCCCCAGGGTCAGCAGCGCAGCCAGCCCGTCGGCGATCAGCCCGCGCAACCAATCACCGCTGCCCCAATCGGACAGTGAGGCAATGGCGCGGGCACGTTTGCCGGTCGGGGCGGGCTGGATCTGTGCTACATCCGGCGTAGCAAGGGCTACATTTGGCGTAGCGGCCACCGACTCCAGCACCCGCTTCAGATAGTTATGGTTGGTCAGCGGTTTGATCTGCCCGCCGTCCCGCTTGGCGCGCATGGCCTCCACCGTTTCGGCCAGCGCTGTGGCCAACGCGCGCGGATCCGCGCCAAGCTCCAGCACCTCACCTGCCAGCCGCACGGCCCGATCAAACGACAGTGCGCGGGTTTTGCTGCGGAAAAGCCCCAGGTAGGCGATCAGCGGCCGGGCCATTGGCCCGGCCTGCGCCAGGAGCAGTTGCAGCTCGCCGGCGGCCTCGCCATCGAGGGCGGCTTCCAGGGGGTATTTGGCGTGACAGCAGGGGCAGGTTACATTCATAAAATCGTCATTTGTCCTTGGTCAGGGGTCTGTTGTTGGCTGCTTTGGCTTTCTCGATTTGCCGAATCCGCCGACGCACCACCTGGGCGCGTGTATGATGTTCGCAGCGTTCGCAGCTGGCCAGCAGTTCCAGCAAAAACGGCATATCCCCGATCAACCGTAGGGAGCTCCGGCAATCGTCGACGCTGGTGCTGATCAGTCCACAGATCGTGAACCCGTTGCAGTCGCTCATATGCCAATCACTCCTTTTCGGCCAGGGCGCCTTTTTTGACGGCGACCATGCCTTTTTTTTCAAGCCACAGATCAATCAAGCTCCGATCGACATGCACCTGGATGGCGGGTTTGTTTTCCCGTCGGCTGCACCAGCCGAACAAAAATCCGACCAGACCAACATACAAAGGAAATAATATATCCATGCTAGCTCTCCTCCCCACTCAGATCCCACCCCTCGCGCTGGGCCTGCTTGCGCAGCGCGGTGATGATTTTGTACAGATCGCCAGTAGCCACCCAGGCCACCCGATCAACCTTGCAGATCCGCTGCGCCAGACTGTCAGCGTAGCCCCAGGGTTTGCCGCCGACGGTTAACAGCGCCTCGATTTTTTCCAGCTGCCGGGCACGGCTGGCCTGGTCGAGCTTCTGGCCGCGTTTGCGCTCGGCGTTGTGAGGGCGCTTGCCGACCTTTTTGCGGGCGCCTTTTTTCTGCCAGACGCCCGCGGCCAGCGCCTTGGCCTCCAGATCTGCGACCAGGCCGGCAGCCTGCCGGTCGCTCATGGCCTTGCTGGTGATTACGCCGTAACCGGCCAGCACGGCGCGGTAATCATCGTCGGACAGACCGAGCGCGCCCTTGAGGGTATGGATCAGCTTAATCTGTTTCGGATTGGCCATGGCTTTGCTCCTCGGTGCGGGTGGCGCATCTCTGTCTCATCCAACCACTTCGATCAGCTCGATGGACTCAAACGTCTTCTGATAGTGACGCCTGATCGCCGTGGCATTGGGCCAAAAAGGCCGGAAGCCGCGCCACTTTTCATCCGGATCGTATCCGAGGGCGTTAAGGCGACGCTTGCTCAGTTTTTTCATCTCCCGGCGGGACCGGGCGTTCCATGCGAACTTGGACACCGGGCGCAAATAACGCTGCTCTGGGGCTGCCTTCTCAGGGTCAAGCCACACCCCTTCAAAGCTGCCGTCAATAAAAGTCGCAATGGCCAATCTATTTTTGCCTACAGCAAGCCACCGAAACGTCACCTCGCGGCCGTCAACTTTCATTGTTACGCGGCCACGATAGCCGCTCAACACTTCCTCAACCTTCGCCCAATCATCCTTGGTCACTCTGTCACCTCCGAGGGTATGCCGCCGGGAAACGCCCGATCGATATCGGCCAGCATCTCCCTGCGTAGTTTTTTCATAAACGCACGATCGCGCCGCCACAACTCACGAACAGCATCGGCCGCCTCCTTGGACACGCCGCGTTTGCCGTACTCGTAGTCCTGATAGGTGCGATACGGCATCCCCAGGGTGCGGGACATGGCTCGCATGTCAAATCCGATGGCGCGGCGGATCTGCTTGAGCTTGGCGGGTGTCATGTGCGTGCATTTTTGCCTCTTTTTGCTCCGATTGTTCACGCGGCCCCCTCCATCAGCTTCACTGGATACGGCCACGGCGGCGCTTCGTGCGGCAGGTGTTTGACGTCTTCATGCACCCAGTCGGCGCATTGCGCGGCCGGGTTTTTCAGCCGTGCCACATGGTCCGGATGGCGGCACCAGCGTTCCAGACCACGCCATCCGATATATTTGCAATCGCTACAGGGCATGCGCCTCCAAAAAGGGCCGGCGGGTCAGGAGGTTTACCCCGCCGGCCAACATGGGGCGCCCGTCGCCCCGCTTTGCTGTGGCTGCTCATCAGGCCCGGGGCGCCACCCCCGGACGACCGGCCCCTTGCGGGGCGCGGTTTCGCATCTAGTTGACGGTCAGCGCCTTCTCACCGGTGTCTTCGTCCTCGTAAAAGGCCAGGCGCAAAGCCTCGCCAACCACATCGCAAAGGCGCATATCGCCGGGGACACCCCGGAGGGCTTCGCGCATAGCGTCAACCGTCTCGATGCCCTCGATTTCGCTCAGCAGCTTATACATCACGCCACCTCCTGAGTTTTGATGATCACCGCCTGCACTTTGCAGCGCGGGCAGCGGATATAACGAATCGGTTGCTGCTTCCCTTCGCCATCGATAAAGCTGGTTTTGGGGCGCAATTCAGAAAACTCCTTGACATGGCACCAGGGCCGGCTGCAAAAAGCGGTTACGACGTATTGCATACCTTTCTCTCCTTATCGCGGTTATCCGAGCATCAGTTCCGGCGGCACCCGGTCCAGTGAAATGAACGATGCCTGCCCGATGGTCACGCCCATGGGGCGGGTGCGTGACGGAAGTCCTCTGCCCACCTGCGCCTGGCCCGCCGGGGCGTTGACGCGGAGGGTCTCTCGTGTGCAGGCTGACGCCTGCCGCGGTCCGTTGTCCTGTGACATTTTCGTCCCTTTTTTATGCGCCGCTGACATCCAGCGACATCTGCTTGTAACTGCCGTCGGCCTGCCGGCGGTAGATGCGGATGTAGGCTTTGCTGCCGACGGTCTGCAGGCTCTCGCCGATAGCGTCCATGGCCTTTTTCCAGCGGGCGTCCTGGATATCGAGCCGCCGCAGCCCCAGCACCCGCTTGGTATTGACGCGGCCGGTTTTGTCCACCTGAAAGGCGTCGTTGATCAGGGTGCGGATCTCCG